CCAACTAATTTCGTGTATAGTCTGCCACTTTCTTCGTAACCAAGACGAACAAAGAAACTACCCGCAGCTTTAGGATTAGTGCCAGTAGTAATACCAACCCTAATTGCTGCGACCTCATTCATGATAGCCCACTCTTCTACAAATCGAACTAAACGAAGCGCAGCACTAGTCCCGCGGTATTTAGGCTCAACGTAAAAAGATATGTCCTCAACAAAACGAGCGTCCCCAAAAAAGGTGGGAACAATTGTTACTGCCAAGAAGCCAATGATCTTTTCGTTAAACTCTGCAACTACACAAAGCCAATCTGGATCATGAAGAAAGACTTCATAAAGTCTGGTTATTTTTTCTTCGCTAAAAGGATAGCAATTATAAAAAGGCGACTCCTCGTGCATTGCCTTGGCTAATTGCATAACCTCGGCAATGTCACTAGTTTTTAGCTTGCGGATCATGCGCTAAAAGATTTTTTAAAGAAGTCCTCTACCTGCTTAACAAAAGCAGGGTCACGATCAGCAGGATGCCAATAGCGACGATCCTGCATCATCTTTTCAACATCTGCACGAGTAACTTCTGGTGGCTTTTCAAAGGCAGCAGGATCTACATTCCCACTAGCCTTGAGCATATTGATGATCTGCTCAACAGCCTCAACACCAGAAGCTGTAGCGCAGGCATCTGCCAATGCCTCACGTTGCGATTCGCTAAAGGTATTGTTCATCCAAAGTGTCACAGCTTCAATACGAGCATCGGCATTCTCACCAAGTGCAGCCATCTCACGCTGATAAGATTCCTGAATCCGAGCGACTTCGACTTCAGCATACTTGTTAATAGCAGTTTCAAACTGCTCTTGATTGTAGCCGCTTTCATGAGCAAAGTTGCGCCACCATTCAACAATGGGACTACCTGCAAGTTGATCACTATCAAGATAGTCCGCTTCAGGCAGTTTGTAATCAGTAGGTGATTCTGGACGCGCACCAATCCGTTCAGCTTCAAACTCTTTAATCACAGCCTCTTTCATATTGCCGCGCATTTTTTCTAGCTCGGAATAAGACTTGGCAAGGTTTTCGTAGGATGCGTTTCCGTCTACCCAAAACTTTTCGGGCAACCATTCTGGGCGCTCAATAGTTGCAGGGGTTTCTACAGATTCAGTTGTTTCTGTATTTTCAGTTTGTTCTTCCATCACTTCTGTCCCATTCTCATGCGCTCCTCGATGATACCGACAAGGTAGCGCATTCCTTCTCGGTGCCGCAGTTCACCATCACTAATGTTTGGGCCTGCTACATACTCAATAGTTATGGATCGCAGGTAATCTAAAACCCGCTTACCAGCCCGTGATCGAAACAAGGCTGAGATGATTTGATTAAGTTCTTCGTCTTCCTTAGAGCTTCGGTTAATTCCGTCAGCCCCCAAGACCCGATGCGTCGATTCCATTTTGTCCCGCTTGTCCCATCTGTGATATGTTTTGTGCAAGCTCAGCCCGTTCCGCTTCATTGCGGACAAGGCTGTCTGGCACTCCAAATTTAGCAGCTAAGTACTTTGTAGCCTCATCGCCCTTAACAAACAAGTTTACCATTTGTGGGCCAAATCGTCCTTGTATTAGTTCAAGGAAACGATTGATTGAAGTAATGTCTTCATACGCCTGCGCTTGAGCCAATGGGCTAGTCGAGCGCACCTGAACTTCACGACCATTAATAGTCGGGATCTCAATACGTCCCTGCTTCTTTAAAATATAAAGAACACGCCGCAAAATAGGATTGATAAACTCTGCCTGCAAACGTCCGAAAGCAGAACCAATTTGCCGTGACAAGTCTGCCATGCGTTGCGCAACTTCAGTAGCAGACATTGGCGTAGTATTTGGATTGCCAAGCATTTCATTGTACAAAGCTTTGCGAATGTTCATCCGCATATCTGATAACACAAGCTGAGCAACATCAAAGCTACCAGCAGAGCCGACAGGACGAATACCAGAACTGCCCGGAGCCACGGGAATAATTGTCCCAGGAATCAAACGAATGTTTGATGGATTTATAATTCCATCGTCTTCAGCGGTATAGATCCCAGAGATTGACATCTGAGCATTCTCTAAAATCATTTGCACTACAAGGTTGGTGGTTTTTACCGCAGGCATAGCATTAAGCAGCGGCCCACGACCCCATACTTCGCCTGCCGACTTAGACCAACGAAACGCAACATATGGGCTAGAACCCGTGCCACGATAAGTTTCTTCTACCAGCATTTCATTGTATTCGGGGATTACAACACAAAACTTATTGACTTCGTTTACAGTGGACGACCAATCACGATACACATTTTCTACAATCGTAACGTGTCGATCTGTGCCGGACGCGAGTTCACGTGCAAGTTCCATTGGCAACTTGGCATTGGGATAAGCGACTTTAATATTCGAGGCTTTGATAGAACGCTCACGGAATATCGAGTCCAACTTGTCATCCGGCCCAGTATCAAGATACAATTGTGGCAGTGGTACTGCCGTAAACATTACAGGATTAAGCGCATCACCCTCGTCAACACGCATACAAGCAGTGCCAAGAGCAATATCAATTAGTGATTCGTTTGCTTCTTGCGCGAAGTTACTGTTCTGAATGATCTCAAAAACGTATTCAGTAACGTCCTCTAAAGCTTTATTAACTTCTGAACGCTCTTCTTCTGGGATCTCTGAGCCTGCAATAAGTTCAGCCCACCGCGCATAATTAGGAATAAGACCAGATTGCAGGCGTGATGCAAACTCCTGCACACCCACAATTGCAGTCTCATCAAAAATTTTATCTGTTCGAGACTGTCCGGCAGCTTGCGCATAAAAGCTTTCGCGGCTTGGCAGTGCGTATTCATAGCACTCTTCGTACTCTGAAACCCAAGGCTCTCGTAAAACCTTGGCACGTTGAAAACGAGCCAGTACTCGCTCCGCACTTGTAGCGTTAGAAGAAATGCTAATCGCTGGCTGTTGTACAACAGGCATCTATAATTATCCCATCAAACTGCGAGAAACAAAACCCTGTCCGCCTTTGCGACCAGAAAGTAAAGAGCGGAAACCAAACCGACCAGTAGATTTAGCAATCGCCTCTTGCATACGACGATCTTTCGATTCGGCCTTTACAGTAGCCAATTCGGCTCGCATAGCTTCGCGCTGCTGTTTTAATTCAGCCTCAGCCTGCATTTCTTCGGTAGATGCAGCAGGCATCTTTGGTTTCTTAAAGCACATAAGATATAGCTCCCATGTCAACTCAATGAATCGACTGCACCTAGATAAGCAATGGACTAAAAAGTTGAGCGGCGCAATCTATTTGGTTTTTTGAATAGATCGAAAATAGCGCGACCATTTACTGGGCGTGTATCAGTTCGACCTGTGGTTAATGCACGGCCTTCTCCGCCACCACAAAAAGCATATTGCAATGCATCATGTACGTGAGAGAAGTTATTCTTTTCCGGCTTTTCTTCATGCCGAGCGTTACCTGATACCTGTAGTCTGCGATAGTGATAGCCACCACGAAAACCTTTGGTTAAGTTATTGCAACGCGAATCAATTAAGAAGCCCGGCTGCGCATCAACCATGCGGTTGAGGGGTGTGGCCACGGCTTCAATACGCAGTGCAGGATCGTTTGTTGGTGCAACGTAAGCAGTAATTCCAGCTTGCCGTAAAATTTGGAATGGTGTTCGTTCGTCTGTCTGCGCACGATAGTCACCAGCCGGATCTCCATACACAATAAACTGAGATCCCGGAAACTTCTGGGCCATTTCAATCTTTAGTAACTCAGCGAATCTAACTATCCCCATGTCTTGCGCTACCAATTCGTGCAGCACAAACCACCGCCCACGCACCATCTGACAGAAAGCCGCCGCTGGGGTTAGACCAAAATCAAGTCCGACAATAATTGGAATACCGGGCGTTGGAAGAATTGGCTCCTTAGCGATATGCACGGACTCGTCAAACATTGGATAAACTGGTTTGCCATCAGAAAGGCTACCAAGTTTGTTCATGACATAGACATCGATCCAACTCTTAGTCTTACCAGTAATAATATCTGGATAATAGTTGGGTGTCAGGTTCGAAAGATTTTCGGCCAAAGGATTTTTTTGGTAGTTTTGCACATTACCTTCATTGTCGATATTGGCTACCATACCGCCCGGCTGGGTAAAAAATCGCCATGTGTCCGGCTTAATAAGCATCATTGCTTCTTCACGGGATACGTGATCTGGGAGAGGCGCTTCCCCTGCCATCACAGGCCACCAGTGATCTTCATCTGGAGCGTTTGTATCTGCAATAACGCCATACCATGTAGGCCCACCATCTTTCATGGAAGGGAAACGTCCGACACGCATTGTGCAGGCGTCAACGATTTGCTTGGGGATTTCTCTTGCTTCGTTTATCCATACGCCCGTAAGTTCAAGAGATAGAAGTTTCTTTACATCTTCTGGACGATCAAGCGCCAAGAAAATAACTTCCATATCCAAATCGCCCTTTTTGATGTGGTGAGTATAAGGCGGTGGATGCCAAAGCATTTTCCCCCATATATGCTCTGGAAACCAATCGAGCCATGTTTTAATGGTAGTGGTGCGGAGCTGCGGATTAGTGTTACGTACCACGGCCCAACGGCTTTTCCGTATACCTTCACTGTTTGGTTCCTGTGCTAAGGATCGACGAAACATTTCAATGGCGCAGCAAGCGGATTTGCCAGAACCTACAGGCCCACGCAATCCACGGAAGAAGTGATCATCTAGCATGAACTGCCGAAGCGTTTCGCCGCCCGGCTTGTACTTTAAACCACTCAAGCGATCTGCCCAGCATTCATAGTTTTGCGGATAATATCTGACACGACTTCTGGCCCCCATGCATCGATTAGCTTATCGCATTCAACATTGGTAAGCTTGTCAGCAGGATAATGCGACAAATGAACCTTGCGAACAATGTGCCGGAGGCGGCGGCGATCCTCAATAGAAATCATATTAGCAAAGCTCATAATGTCCCTTACTGTTTTTTTTCTAACTCGTTTACGCGTTTAATTAAAATGGTAATATGATAGAGAGCTTCCTGTAGCGCACTTACTAAAAGCGCATTCATATTGCCATAGTGCAATGCATCAGG